GGTTTTTGTGTGCACGGACAAAATTTTGAAAAGGCTATGGGAAGGAATAAGAAACCGAACAAATTGAAGGAATTGGTGGGGGAGGATAGGCCCAGTAGGATCTCCCAGGAGATCCCGATGGTCCAACTGATGACTCCGGAGGACCTCAAGGCGAACATGTCGCGCAAGATCGCGGGCCTGCCGACCGTGAGATCCAAGAAGATCTTCGCCAAAAAGTGCGAGACGCTGATCGCGATGGGCATGATGGAGGAGGCCTACCTCGAGCAGATGGCGCTCTACGCCCGCTGGCTCGACATGGCATTCTCCGCGTCGGAGCGCCTCAACAAGCAGCTGACGGAGACGGAATGGGATAAGGAGTTCAAGACCTTCAGCAAGGCCACCGAGCGCGTCAACGAGATCGCGCGCCAATTCGGGTTCACGCCCGTCTCCAGGAGCAATATCCCGCTCCAAGAGAAGGCTATCGACCCCGCAGAAGCCCTTATGGAGATGATGAACAATGGCTAAAATGGACTATCTCAAGGTATTCTACGCCTACGTAAAGGACGTGACGGATGGAAAGACCCTCCATGCCGAGCTCGAGAGGCTGGCCGTGGAGAGGCATCTCGCCGACCTCAAGCGCCACGACATCTACTTCGACATCAAGGAGGGTCTCAAATTCTGCAACTTTTTCAATCTACTGAAGCACTTCAAGGGCCCGATGGCTGGCGAAGACTTCATCCTGGAGCCCTGGCAGGTGTTCTGCACGATGCAGATCTTCGGCTGGAGGATGCGCGACACGCGCAAGAGGCGCTTCAACTACGCAGACATCATCATCCCGCGGAAGAACGGCAAGAGCACCTATGCCGCGGGCCTCGCGCTGGCCTGCCTGACTATCGACGGCGAGATGGGCGCGGAGGCGTACAGCGCAGGCACGGACCGGGAGCAGGCGAAGGTTGTGTGGGAGACCGCCAAGGCCCTCGCTGAGGGCAGCGAGGCGCTCAGGCAGTTCCTTAAACCTTACCAGAGGGCCATCGTGATGGAATCGACGGCATCGACCTTCAAGCCGCTCTCCAGGGACCTCAAGAACAAGGACGGCAGCAACCCTTCCATGGCCGTCTGCGACGAGCGCCACGCATGGCCGTCCAATGAGATGTTCGAGGTGCTGAAATCGGGCACCGTGGCCCGCAAGCAGCCGCTGATCCTGACGATCACGACCGCCGGCAGGGATAAATCCGTACCCTATTTCGAGCAGATGGGCATCCTGGAAGGGATCCTCCGCGGCAAATATGAGCAGGACAACCAGTTCGTAATGATGTTTGTCCCGGACCGCGACATGGACTGGAACGACGAGGCCACCTGGTAGGCCGTCAACCCCGGCCTGGGGAAGAACATCCCGGTGGAATACTTCCGGAAGGAATATGAGGACGCCAAGCTCAAGGGCGGCACCGTGGAGGCGAACTTCAAGACCAAGAACCTCAACATCTGGGTGGATGCGCCCGAGGTGTGGATCTCCGACGACAAGGTCGCGGCCTGCGACCACGGCACCGACAAGGAGGCTCTCTCCGGCAAGCGCTGCTATGCCGGCCTCGACATCGCCAGCCACGTTGACATCAACGCTCTTGCGCTGATCTTCCCCGAGGAGGAGCACATGCCGGTGGTCATGCACTACTGGATACCGGAGGCCAAGGCCTTCGATCCGGCCATGAAGGACCGCGTGGACTATCGCGGCTGGGCGAAGCAGGGATGGATGCACCTGATGCAGGGGGACGTCCTTGACACCGAGCAGATGGCCACCGACATCGCCGAGATCCTGCGAAACTACGACACGCAGAATCTCTCATTCGACCCGTACAAGGCGTACCATGGAATCATCCAGAGCCTCCAGAAGGACGGCCTCGGCGAGATCCTCGACGAATACTCTCAGGGCATCAAGAATATGTCCGAGCCAACCAAGAAGCTCGAGAGCCTCGTCCTCTCGGGAAGCATCGACCTCATGGGGGACCCGGTGCTGCGCTGGATGTTCGGGAACGTGGTGCTATACCGGGATCCAAACGACAACATCAAGGTGCATAAGGGCAAATCCCGAAACAAGGTGGACGGCGTGGTGGCCCTGGTCAACGCCATCGGCGGCTGGATGAGCAAGGACGCCCAAGAGCAGGGCAGCATAATATACGCATCGCACGACCTGCGCAGCATCCACATGTAAATTATTTTTCACTTTTTTCCCTAAAAGTGAAAGAAAGTATGGTTTGTTTTCTATTTTCTTTCACTCGGAGAAAGCCCCTCTTGACATGGGGCTTTCTTTTTTATAAACTCGCAAAAAGCACGACGCGACAATGGCAAAGAAAATCAGTACCATACAGCGAATCCGGGCGGCGCGCAGGGCGTGGAAGGTGGGACGCATCGACGACTTGTCGAAGCTCATCACCAATAACGACATAGACTACGGTGTCACGGTCAACCACGACACCAGCCTCTGCTTCGCAGCGGTCTTCGCCGCCATCAAGCTGTTGAGCGAGAATATCGCGTCCCTTCCGAAATCCGTCAAGTTGGAGACGCCGGATGGCGCGGTCAGCGCCACGGATCATCCGGTCTACCGTCTGCTTCGCGTCCACCCCAATGACTACACGGACGTGTTCACGTTCTGGTTCTCCATCGTGGCCAGCGTCCTGGGCTGGGGGAATGCCTTCGCGGTCATCGAATTCGACAACGGGGTCCCGAAGGCCCTGCACTTCGTGCCCTGCGACTGCGTGGCGGTGGGGTTCAACAACGGCAAGAAGACCTTCACGGTAAACTGCGCAGATCCGAAGCGGAAATGGCTCAACGGCACCTACCTGAACTGGGAGGTGCTGCACTTCATGTACTACTCCGAGGACGGGATCTACGGCCTCGACCCGATAACCGTCAATGCCTCTGCCATCGGCAGGGGCCTCGCCACGCAGAAATTCTCCGCCGACTTCTACCGGAAGGGCGGTCAGATCAAGGGCGTCCTGGAGACCGACGGGAGCCTCGGCGAGACGGCCTACAAGAACTTCCTGAAGCACTACCAGGAGGCGGCGACGAACTTCTCGACCCCGCTGCTGGAGTACGGCGTGAAATACAAGGGCATCGGCATCTCGCCGATCGCGGCGCAGCTGATCCAGAGCGAGACGCTCTCCATTCAGGACATCGCCAGGATCTTCTCCGTGCCGCCGCATCTCCTTGCGGAGATGACGCACGCCACCTTCTCCAACATCGAGCAGCAGAACATCTTTTTCGGGGTCTACTCCCTGAGGCCCCTCTGCAAGAGGCTGGAGCAGCAGCTGGAGAACAAGCTCTTCACGGACGACGAGCGCGCCTATTCGGTCAAGTTTGACCTGCGCGGCATGATGCGCGGCGATGACACCGCCCGTGCCAACTACTACGCCTCCGGCATCAATGCCGGCTGGATGACGCCCAACGAGGCCCGCGAGCAGGAAGAAATGATCAAGCTGCCCGGCCTGGACAAACCGAGAATCCCGCTGAACTACGTTGAGGTGGGAGAAGACGAAGACAAAAACGCATAGCCATGAAACAATACTTTTTTCGCGAGAATGACCCGGCATTCGGGGAACTCACGGCGGCCAAGGCCAGCACGACGAGCCTGACGGCCAGCGGCAGCATCAACTTCCCGCACGAATGGGCCGAGGCCGGCGTGGCCTACAAGAAGAGCGACGCCACGGACTGGTCCTTCAAGAACTGCGAGAGCCTGACGGTGGACACCACCGTCTCGTCCCTGACGAGCAAGGCTACCTACTCGGTGGCTCTCTACGTCAAGAGCGCCCGCGGCAACGTATACATGGGCGAACCCAGCACGGTGTCGCTCGCATAAAACGATCCGACCATGGAAGACGACAACAAAATCCTGCACCGGCAGCTTGAGTGCCCCGAGATCCGCAAGGTGGACCGCGACGCCCGCTATGTGGAGTTCGTGGCCAGCGATGGCAGCATCGACTCCTACGGCACCGTGCTGCCCGTCGAAAAGTGGGACCTCGGGCGCTATGAGCGCAACGGGGTCGTCGGCTACCAGCACGACGTCTACGGAGACAACTTCATGACGAAGCCGGACCCGGACGACGTCATCGGCAAGGGCCGCGCATGGGTCGAGGGCGACCAGCTGATCATCGGCGTCGAGTTCGAGCCCGCCGACCTGAACCCCAAGGCCGACAAGATCTATCGGAAGATTCAGTTTGGGACCCTCAACGCCGTGAGCGTGGGCTTCCAGCCCAACGCCAAAGGCCACTTCGGCGTTGAGAAGGATGGTGAGAACCCCGACGTGTACTACTACAACGGCCAGACCCTCCTCGAGGTGTCGGTTGTGAACATTCCAGCCAACGCCAACGCGATCAAGCGGTCCATCGAAGAAGAGATCAAACGCATTACCGACAGCATCCTGAAGCCTGAAAAGGCTCCCGAGGTAGAAAAGAAAGACCCCGAGGCTGACGCCGTCGAGGTATCCCGCAAGAAACTATTAACAGTAGCCAGGGCGAAGGCCATGGCTCGCAAAAACCAATAGCACATGAGAAAATCCATCGAAATTCAGCGCGACCTGAACGCTGAACTGGCTGCTGTTGAAACCCTCAGCACGCCTGCCGACATCGATGCCGCCAACGCCCGCATCGAGAATCTCAACCGTGAGCTGTCCACCGCCATCCTCAACGAGGATGCCGAGCGGCTCAAGGCCCACGTCCGCACGTTCTCGCCGGAGGAGAAGAAGGAAGCCAAGCGCTTCTCGATCTCCAAGTATATCCGCGAGGCCGCTTCCAACCGCCTCTCCGGCTTCGAGGCCGAGATGAACGAGGAAGGCCTCAAGGAGTTCCGCGACAGCGCCCGCACTTCCGAGCGCGGCTTCGTGCTCCCGAGCATCGTCCTCGACACCATGGCCGTGGGCCGTCGTACCTACGACAACAACAACTCGCAGACATCCACCGAAGGCGCCGAGTTCGTCACCCGCGCCACCATCGGCTATCAGGAAGGCCTCCGCAACGCCATGATCATGGCTCGCCTGGGCGCCACCTACATGACCGGCCTGCGCGGCAACGTCCGCATCGTCAAGGGCGGCGCCGCCGCCGCTTCCTGGTATGTGGAAGAGGGCGCTGCCAGCACCACCAAGCTGGCCTTCGGAACGCTCGACCTGAGCCCGAAGCGCCTCCAGATCATCGCCGGCTACACCGGTGAACTCCTGCACCAGAGCACCCTCGCCGTGGACGAGATCATCGCCCGCGAGCTCGTCATGGCTCACGCCAGCGCCCTCGACGCCGCCGCCATCAACGGCACCGGTTCGAGCGGCCAGCCCGCTGGCATCCTGAACACCGTCGGCATCGGCAGCGTGGCGATGGGCGACAACGGTGGCGCGATCACCTATGCCGCCATGGTCAACCTCGAGAAGGAGGTCTCCGTCGACAACGCCCTCCTGGGCAACCTCGCCTATGTGACCAACTCGAAGGTCGCCGCCAAGCTGAAGACCATCCCCACCGTCGCCGGCTATCCGAACTGGATCATGGAGGGCGGCCAGGCCAACGGCTACCCCGTGGTCATCTGCAACGCCGTCCCGAGCACCCTGACCAAGGGCAACACCTCCGGCGCCTGCTCCGCCGTCATCTTCGGTAACTTCCAGGACGTGATCATCGCCCAGTGGGGTGGCATGGACCTGCTCATCGACCCGTTCACCAGCAAGGGCAAGGGCGTGGTCGAGGTCAGCGCCGCCGCCTACCACGACATCGGAGTCCGTCATCCGGAATCCTTCGCCGCCATCAAGGACGTCACCACCGTCTAAACCAGATCGCCGCTATGGAAAGGACGCCTATCAAGCATCACATCGTAGAGCTGCGTGACCTCAAGGCCAACCTGCGGCTCGAGAACGAGGTAGAATACTTCGACCAGGACCTGCTGCCCAAGCTGCGTGCCGCCATCGCGCACGCCGGGGCGTACCTGGGTCGCGACCTCTCGGTCTGCGAGCGGCTGTCCTTCTCCTACGGCGGGAATCCGGAACCCATAGAGCTCGACCCTGCCATGATCATCCGATCGGTGACCGTGGCAGGGCAGAAGCTCGCATGGGAAGACTGGGCCGTCTACAAGGATCGCCTTGTGCTCCCCGCGGACACGGCAGAGGGCGCCGAGGTGGTGGTGGAAACCCGCTACCGCGACGACGTCCGCGTGGCCATCCTGATGCACGCATCCTACATGTGGGAACACCCGCAGGACACCGTGGAGACCCTCGACAAGGCCTCCGCGAAGCTCCTCGCCCAATACCGGTACTACAATGGCTAACGAGATCGGGTCCTTCGACGAGCGCCTCGAGCTGCTCAAATGCCTTACGGACAAAGGGCCGAAGGGCGAGAAGGTGGAAACCTATGTCATCGCCCGCAACGCCTACGGCCACGTCGATCTCTCGGCATCGGAGGATCTGGGCGACTACAACGTGGAGAGCGAGGGAAGCATCGTCGTGACGATGTACAAGACCCCCGGGCTGGACACGCGGTGGCGCATCCGCTGGCGCGGCAAGCTGTGGAACATCATCCGCATGGAGCCCATCAGCCGGATCTCGCCGCTCATCAGGATAACCGCGGAGGAGACGCGATGATCAAGGCCGAGGTCATTGGCGCAGAGGCCGTACAGCGTGCGTTTGACCGCTTCCCCGACGAGATGATCAAGGAGATGCGGAAGAGCCTCAGGAGGCGCACGAAGCCCCTCCTCGATCGCGTCAAGTCGGCCAGCCCCAAGACCGAGTGGAACGACTTCGCGACCCTGAAGATGAAGAGCAAGGGCGGCAGGGTGTCTTCCACCATCGGGTTCTTCGGTGACCAGGCCAAGGGCATCGAGTGGTTCAAGGCCTACTGGCTGAACTACGGCACCCTGGCGGGCCGAGACCCGGAGCATGAATTCAAATACCGTGTGAACGCCAACCGACACAAGAAGCAGCGGCACGGTATCGACTATGAAAACTTCTTCGAGAATGCGGTGAAGGGCCAGGACGAGGTAGTCATGGCCCAGGTGGAGAAAGATCTCGAGCAATACGTTGAACAAAGGAACAAATGACCAATACGATCGCGGAGAAGCTTGTCGACACCCTGGATGGGATCGTGGACATCGGACTGGACGAGGAGGGGACTCCCGGCAGACCCTACGCGGTCTACACCCTTGACGTGGCACCGGTCTACACGAAGGCCGCCATCTACAGCCTCGCGGGCACC